TTTTTATACTTTTTTATCATAAGCTCCATTACAGTCACAAAAGGCTCAACCATGCGGGTTACAAGAATTCTGAAAGTAACTCCCGCTGTCACGGTTTGGTTTATTTTTGTCCTTTTTGTATGTTTATAGATTTTAAAATGTATATAAAACATGGAGGTGTGATTATTGGTAGTAATAAGGAACAAGAACCTAGACGGCGATTATAATACCGTGACGAATAAACCCTCGATAAACGGAGTCACGCTGGAAGGAAACAAAACCAGTGCAGAATTAAAGCTCGAAAACGAACTATTCTACAAAGTAAAAGCAAAAGAGAATATAACAAAAGGTACGCTTTTACAGATAGACGGAGTAGGCACAGATTATATTGAAGTGGTTAAGGCAAACTGGGAGATTGTAGGATGCTATCCACAGTATTTCATAGGAATAGCCACAACCGACATAGCGTCGGGCAATTATGGTACGGCTCTATATTTCGGCAGGATTGATGGTGTAAATACCAGTAGTTGGACTGACGGAGCTTATCTTTATGTGAGTGAAACTACAGCGGGAAGTATTACCAATGTTCCCACTACTTCTCTTACTATGAGGGAACTTATTATTGGATGTGTTCTCGTGGTGGGAACTAGCGGTAGTATACAAATGAGACCAGAGAATTATCCGCGGTTGATTGATTTAGCAGACACAGAAATATCATCATCTATTAATGATGGTGACTACATAGCGTTTGATGAAGTAAAGAGCAAATGGACAAATAAGACCGCATTGGACTTAAGCGTCTACAAAACTTATGCAGGTTTTATCAATAGAACCGATACGCTAATTGCTATAGACGGCTCTGGTGTATTCTCCTTGACTCCTTGGATAGGTTTTGATGGTGTATATATCAATGGAGCAAAGAAAAATCTTTCAGTTACTCAGTATATTACTGTGACCGCTGACCAGACCATAACCTATATCTATTTGGATTCAGCGGGAGTATTGCAAAAATCCACTACGGCTTGGGATATCACCAGCGGGACTAATATTCCAGTTGCCATAGTATTCAAAGACGGTAACACGTACGCAATGACAGACGAACGCCATGGTTATGAAAGGAATAAAGCGTGGCACAATTGGGCTCACATGAACATAGGAGCAATGTACAAGAGCGGGTTAACAGGTACTTTTGGGAATACAACGCTCAGCGTGACTCAAGGTGTTATTTATGATGAGGACATAAAATTCGATACTGGAGGCACTAAAACAGCAACCTCGTTGTGGTATAGGAACGCTACAACAGGCATGAGACTTGTTAGAGGTGCAACTGCTTGCAAATCAGTTAGCGGTGGTGGTGTACTTCAATATGATAACGGCTCAGGAACGCTACATGACGTTAGTTTGAATAGTTATGTTACAAACTGGGTTTATTGCTCAAATGATCCTACAGAGCCTATATACACGGTTGTAGGGCAGAATAACTCAAATACTCTAACGCTTGCAAGGAACGCCTCAGCACCAACAATAAATTTAAGCACAGCAGAGTGGAAGCTCATTTATAAGGTTATTTACCAGCACACAGCGGGAACAACCTCTGGAGTATTCGTGGAAGCTACAGACTACAGAGCGGTTCAGACTGGTGTACCTACTGCCTCGGTGATTACAGACCACGCAACGCTTATTAATAGGGATGCTAGCAACTCTCATCCAGCGACCGCAATAAGCTATGATGACGGCTCTGGAACTTTGAGTAATGTACAGACTCAATTATCCAAGCAGGCTAAATTGATAGCTACTGGAGAGGCAATTAATGTAGCAGGATTGGTTACTCTGAATGGATCAGACGGTAAGATCTATACCTCTTTCGAATATGGTACTCCATATAAAATAACGAACAATTATTCTCCTTTAATAAATGTAGTAGATATAGATAAAAATAAGGCTTTAATTTTTGACGGAACCGATAATGGTACTCCTAGTGTTACTTTAGTAAGTGTCTCTGGTAATACAATAACTAAAATCAGTGATAATAGTAATGTTGCTCAAGCGTTAACTTTTAGTAATGGTGTAAAAATAGCTACTAATAAAGCTATATACGCATATCATAATTATGATGGTGGTGCATATAGTATTAAAGCCTGTGTTATAACAGTTTCTGGCTCTACTATTTCGTTTGGTTCGGCTACTATACTTAAAAACGTAAATTTAAATGTTACTAAGCCAACAATACGTTTAGCGTATTTAAGCTCTAATAAGGTTATTGCAATTTATAACGATCCAAATGATTCAAATAATTATTATTACAATGTGTTAACTATTTCTGGAACTACTATAACCGCTAGTACCGCTACAGTTATTTCTGAATTAGCTGGAAAGAGGCTTAATTCTGTAACATATTTATCACGATCTAATTTTATTTTGTTAAATTATACTCAGAATTTTTCCCAAGATGAAATTAGTAAGTACTTTAGAATTGTATTAGTAGCTTCTAATTCTTCCCTACTTATTGGAGATGAAAATACTTTATCTTCTGTTACCGCAGGTGGTTATACTAAAGTTGTTCCTATAGATCAGGCAAGATTTTTAATCACAACGGTTGATTATATAAACTCAGGTTATTTATTTGGCTTTGTTTGTAAATGGACTACTCAAGTTAAAATAGATAGTATTAGCAGTTATTGTGTAATCTCAACAGCAAATGTAGACACGAGTTATCAAACTTTAATTAATTTAGATTCAAGTAGATTTTTATTAGTGTATGCTGGATATTCTCAAATATTGACAGTAGATGATGAAGTAGTAAAAGCTAGTGTTCCAAAAACAGGATTTTTAGGAGCTTATTCTAATATTGGAGTTTATAGTTGCAACTTATCTTCTGGAAAAGCAATGATAGTTTTCAAAAATGGAACTAATTATGAAGCCTACGCTGTTGTTATAGATGTTAACACCTCTACAGGGCTAGTTTTAACCCCGCAATTCAGCTCAAATTTAATAACAGGAAGAACTGATGATATCAGTGTTGTTCCTTACATATCGCTAACTTAGGAGATTAAGAATGGCTAAATTGCACTTTCGCTATGGAGCTATGGGATCAACTAAGACGGCACAAGCATTAATGTTGCATTACAACTTCAAAGAAAGAAACAGGGGATCATTATTATTAAAACCCTCCACGGATAATCGTGATGGCGAAACAATAATAAAGTCCCGCTGTGGCTTGTCTTCAAAATGTTTATTATTTGAAAATCTAACAACTAAAATTGCACAAGGATATGAAATTCTGATAATAGATGAGGCTCAATTCCTAAAATTAAAGGACATTCAGTTGCTCATTGAGTTAGTCGATGGATATGACATCACGGTAGTTTGCTATGGATTGAGAACAGATTTTCAAGGCGAACTCTTTGAGGGATCAAAATACCTGCTCGCTTGGAGATTAAGACGATATGCAAATGTGGAAGCAAGGCTACCAGAAATGCTCGTCTGGGCAAGGCAAACAAGGTGGTAAAGGTGGGCGAACAGGTGGTAATAGGCGGAAATGAGCGATACATACCGATGTGCAGACGATGTTTCGATTTAAGTTGATAGGAGTGATTAGAGATGATTGAACCAAAAAATAAAAAGGATATGACCCCTGAAGAGCTAGAAATGGCTGAAAAGACGTTCATTGCTTACTACAAGATCAGCGGGAATGCCACCCAGTCAGCAGAAAAGGCGGGATTCAGGAATGCTAAAGAGACTGGATTTAGGCTCAAAGAAAAGTTATTGAGCAATGATATTACCAACTATGTAGACATAAACAGAATGCCTCTAGAAGATCAAAAAGCATGGGTAAAGCAATTCTTCGCTAACGTAATGTCAAACGGAAAAGCTCTGATGAAAGACCGTATTTCTTGTGCTAGGACACTAGCAGAGATACTTAAAATGTTTGATTCAGACGGCAAGGAGCAGGAAGTAGATCTTGAGCCTTTGGGAAATCTCAGCTATGAAGAGTTGTTGAAACTTGCAAAAAGCTAAATTAAAACTAGAGATTCAAAAAGAGTTAGCAAGAAGAAGGCTTTATGATTACTGTAGGCTAATGCACCCAAACTTTTATCTTGAGGATCGTATTTTTCTAAAAGATTTGTGCGATTCAATTCAGGATTTTCTTGAGAACTCTGAATTCAAATTTTTAGTTATTAATTTACCACCACGACATGGCAAGAGTTACACGGCTAAGAACACAACAGAGTGGCTATTTGGACACAACACTAATATCAAAGTTATGACAGCGTCCTACAACGAAACACTGTCAACCACATTCGCAAGACAAGTTAGAGATAATATAGATTCTACAAAAACAGGAGGTAAATTAGTATATGCGGATATATTTCCTAAAACCAAAATAAAGAAAGGGGATGCGTCTGCTTCCTTGTGGTCACTAGTTGGTAGCAATGAGAAAAATTATCTAGCAACCTCGCCGTCGGGGAGTAGTACAGGATTTGGGGCTTCAATACTGTTAGTTGATGACCTAATAAAGAACTCTGAAGAAGCCTATAACGAAATTAAACTCGAAAAAGACTGGTCTTGGTTTACTAACACAATGCTTCAGAGACTTGAAGGTAAGAATTGGAAAGTAGTTATCATAATGACTCGTTGGTCGAATAACGATCTAGCAGGAAAAATCCTTGAAAATTTCGACAACGTAAAACTCATAAAATACAAAGCCTTAAAAGATGACGGTTCAATGCTTTGTGACGAAATATTAGACAAAAAAGACTATGACTTGAAAACTAAAGAGATGAACCTCGATATAGTAGAAGCTAACTACCAGCAAGAGCCAATAGATGTTAAAGGTAGATTATATGGGGAGTTCAAGGAATGGGAAGATTTGCCTAAATTCGACAAAATATAC